TTAATTATAACTATAGGAAGACCATATCATGAATACAATTAACTTTAACGAAGCATTCAACGCAGCAGAAGCAACAACGCCTTTTGATCAATTGATCACTGTCTTAAACATGGCTCAAAAGGCCGTGAAAGCAGAACGTGACCGTTTATCTAAGGACGATACCGCCGAGATTAAATTCATCGAAGCTGTAAAGAAGGTCTCTGCCCTATCCACTCAACTAGCCGATGATCCATCATTGATCGACGACTACCTTGAAGCGGCTACTGAGATGAAACGCGCTAACACCTCACGCAACCAACGTGGCGAGAAGTCTATCCCGCAGTGGACTGCGATCAACGAATGTTGGGATTACGCCCAAGATTTGATGTTGGGTCTAAGCCAAGAGGAAACCGAAGCTGAACTTGCGCTAGCCGCATAGGAGTAACCAATGTCCGATATGACCTTAAAAGAGCTTTTGAACACAGCTAAAAGCATACGCGAAGAAAAGCAAGCGCTTGAACGCGACGTAAAGAATTTAGCTCGTAGCTTAGAGGAAGTAAAGCAGCAGATTCAGGGTAAGATGCACGATGAAGGCATTGAACGCACTGCTGTTGATGGGATTACTGTATCCCTATCTAAAACGACTGTTTATAACATCGCTGATTACGCCGCCTTCCACGATTTCATAATCGCGAGTGGGCACACAGGACTTTTACAACGCCGTGTCTCCAACAATTACGTCAGTGAGCTACTCGCTACTGTCGAATCTGTCCCTGGACTCACCCCGTTTGAGAAGGAAAACGTCAATATGCGGGTTGCTTAATCGCGCCCCATAAACGTATCAATATAGTAGCTCAACTGCTATAATACATGACTGCCTGCCCCTACATGTTCTCTCTCGTTCATGTCGGGGGTAGGCAGCCTAAAATCAACTGCTTTAATCGCAAAATTTAATAAAGTGAGAACTAAAATGACCAAATCAATCGTATCATTCCAACCTGCCGATTCTCTACCAGCCCACCTTACCCAAGGCTCTGGTTTAGGTAACGAAAACGTATCCGCCTCGGATATGGCTATTCCTACCCTAGCGTTAGCGCAGGCACTAAGCCCAGAAATTAAGAAGTCTGACTCTAAATACATCAAGGGGCTCGAACTCGGCCATGTATTTAATAAGTTGACTGGCGACTTTCATGACAGCGTGTTTGTTCTTAACCTGAAGTTTGAAACAGGCTATACGATCTTCAAGAAGCGCACCGAAGGTGGTGGCTATGAAGGTAATCATGAGAGCCAAGCCGCTGCTGAAAAGCATCTTGAGGACAACGGTCTTATTGCTGCCCACTACGACATTGTAGAAACAGCATTACATACCGTAGCCCTGCTGGATGAAACGGGTCAAAACCCAACAGTAGCCAATATCTACATGGCAGGCGCCAATAAAAAGGTGTCCGATGCGTGGAACACAGCAATAGCTGGCTACCAATGCGACCGTTTTGCCACAGTATGGACGTTGTCCTCTGTTGAAGAAACCAACCGTAAAGGCCAAGGCTACCAAGTGTTTAAGGCAACCATTGCTGGTATGGCTGGCGAAGATCTGTACAAAGAAGCTCGCGCGACTTACTTCGCCATGAAGGGCTTAACGGATCCAACTGTCCACTAAGTAACCCTGAGCAAAGGCCATCCTTCGGGGTGGCCTTTTTGCATTTGGAGAATAATTATGAACGGTTACATCTGTTTTTGGGAACAAAGGCGCGAAGAAGTGTACGCGGCAACTAGCTACGCAGCACAAGAACTCGCAGCCACCCTGTTCCAGAAGAAAACCCGTAAGAAAGTGAAGTCCTATCAGATCGCTACTGTACTTGCAGAACTCGAAGGTGAACAAGTCGTGCATAGTGCGGCGGTACTCTAATGAATGAGCATAGCTATATTAAAGCCATACATAACCGACTCCCCTCGAGCGTGTACAAGTGGAAGATCAACGATAACTTCCACGGCGGCGTGGCGGATGCCTATTACTCTGGCAACGGTGGAGACCTGTGGATCGAGTACAAGTACATATCCAACCCACCTAAAAAACCAACCACTGTGATCAAAACCTGTCTAACTGATCAACAACTGAACTGGCTCAAAACCCGACAAAGTGAAGGTCGGAATGTGGCCCTGGTGATTGGTATGGCCGCTCCATTTGGATACAAGTTCAAAGATAACCTTATAATTACTGACTTAGATCAAGTAATCACTCTTGAAACTTTTAGTAGTTCAGCTATTGACAAGCGGGGGGTTGCTGAGTATATAATGAATACAGTGCTAACGAACAGAGAAACTAGCACTACCACTATATAAGTGGCTTATATTTAAAGGGGCGTAGATCCCGCATTGAGATATAAACAGGAAGAAAACAATCATGGCAAAAGCGAGTTACCTCGTTGGTACCAATGTGTCGCCCGAAGCGGAGTCACGAGCTGTCCAACGTATCATCACCGTTTACAATCGCCTCAAGTCCGAGGACGGGCTAAACCAAACAATCCTTGCAAAACGCATGGGGTTGAAGCAGCAAAGCGCAATATCACAATACTTCCTCGAGAAAGTTCCTTTGAACATGACTGCGGTAGTGAATTTCGCCCAGGCTATGAATGTCTCACCATCTGACCTTTACCCTGAATTAATGGAACCAGTACGCACCTCCTTCTTCCCGAAGGTTAGTATCAATGTGCGCTACGCAATTCAAGGAATACCGACTATCTTAGCGATACAGTCTGTCGAAGTCCAAGGAGACTTGGAACCTTACGCAGTACAGATTGATGTGGATGATTACCTACCCTACATCGCGAAAGATTCATTTATTGTCTGTTCAAACCGTGTTAAACCACAGTCTGGCGCAGAAGTGTTTGTTGAACTAAGCGACGGAGTTCGTTTTGTTGGACGCTTCTTTTATGACAATGAGGGAATTACGCAAGTTCTGAAACTGCAGGATAACCGCATTTACGACTTCCCTAATACGGATATTGTATTGTGCGACATGGTGATTGGTACTCACCGAGCAAATAATTGGGAACTGAAAGACTAGCTTCCAAATAATAACAATGGAGTACGTATATGCAAACAGTATACGATAACGCAAGCAAGATCCAAATGCGCATGATGGCATGGATGCGAGAGCCAGAATGGACATGGCATATTGTACATACGGATCACATGGCTGACAGAGCCCCCCGCTCAGGGCTAAACTCAATGAGCGCATGGTTTGGCAAACATAGAATGAATATGGGCTGCCCAGTATTTGATAACCGTCCTAACGGCCCGAACGATTAACTTTTTTTTATCATTTAGATAGCAGTTGAACTAATACATTATTAACAATACGAGATCTAGATGAATATTCACCCCACAGAAGACCCTTCGGTTACGTCCCCTAAACTGACTGGGGGGTCTTCTTCTTATTACCAGATAGAAATAACGCACCCTACTACGTTACCTACAGCCTATTGGACTGAATGTAATGATATTATAGAAGCGCTAGAGATGAACTTTGCGGAAGGTAACGCATTTAAAGCAGTATGGCGTCATGCAGCGGAACGACAAGGGCGAGGAAAGCCTGGCAATTCCCTACTGTATGACTCGGAGAAAGTTGTTTTCTTCGGCGAGCGTTTGGTAATCCAAGCGCGGTAGGAGTACCCTATGTTAGATAGAGTAACAATTGGTAAATTTTCAGAGTTGTCTGGTTACACAGAAGTAGCTATACGGTCTAAGATTCAGGAAGGTGTTTGGCAAGAGAACGAAGTGTTCTCCAGAGCGCCAGATAATAGGATATTAATTAGCCTGGGAGGATACGAGGCATGGGTAGACCGAAGAACCAGCAGTTCCTCAACGTCAGCAAAGCGTCTGAAAGTACGATCGAAATCGTATTCTACTACCCTACGGCAGAAACCCGCCAACGCGAACGGCTTAGGCTTGAGCCCACCCCCGCTAATCTAAAACGAAGCTATGTTCATCTGGCCCAAATTAATGAAGCCATTAAATTAGGGACGTTCGACTATCTAGCGACGTTCCCTAACTCAGCTAGGGCCAAGCTCTATTCCAACCGCCGTACATTCGGCACCTTCTTAAAACACTGGCTTGCCAATCATTATGTCATTGGCCCTGGGACTTACACCTTCTATAAGCGACTCATCGAAGGCCAAGTACTAAAAACCCCCTTGGCTCGAGTTCGTGTGGCTGATTTAACATGGAGTATGGTTAAAGACTGGGCCTTAAAAATGGATGTTCTAGCGTCAACTCGATCTCAGCGTGTTGCTGTGCTGCGTGATGCGCTCAACGAAGCCGTGGAAGAAGGGATCATTGCTGTAAACCCCCTGTTAGGTAAGAAACTGAAAAGCCCCAAGGTTGTTATAAAGTCGGAGGCTACTCGCATTGACCCCTTCTCTTGGGATGAACGCGACGCCATCATCAGAGCCGCCCCTAGACAGTTCGGTCTACAGCTTATGTTCCAGTTCTTTACAGGACTGCGCCCAGAAGAGATTCGTGGCTTATGTTGGAGCCGTGTTGATTTCGTTGGATGTACTGTTCTGATCGATCGCGTCATCGTCGATGCCAGCCCTAATGAATTCCTACCACCTAAATCACAGGCTTCTTTTAGAACTGTTGATGTAGTCGAACCCGCAATGAAGTGTTTGCTTGCCTATAAAGAGTATTCTTTTCTTGGCGGCGAGCATGTGTTTCTGAATCCACGGACAGGTGCACCTTGGAGTACGACTAACAAAATACGCGCTCAATGGACAAGTGTGTTGAAGAAGGCTGGGGTTCGTTACCGAGTGCCATATCAAACTCGACACACATACGCATCGACGATGTTAGAAGTTGGAGAGAACCTAACTTATATTTCAAAAATGATGGGACATGCGAATAGTGCAACCACTCTAAAATACTATGCACGGTTTATTCAACAAACGGGTGCGAAGCATGGGTCAAAATTAGAGGAAGCATATAAGAAGCAATTGGGGAATTAGGTACATAATCGTGTACCTTCTGCCAGCATTTTGCCAGCATGTAAAATCAAACCCTTATAAATCAAGGGGTTAGATGGTGCGGACGGAGAGACTCGATCTTTCCCAAGCCCCTACGAACTCCATACAAATCAAAGACTTAACACACCCAACCCTGCCAGCATTAGGGTAGAATCGGGTGTTTTAAGGTCATTCTGCCAGCATTCCTGCCAGCATTTTTAATGCACTCTTGGCTTCGCAGTTGTACGACTCAGCTCACCGTCTTTTTTATGGTAAGTA